TACAAAACCAAAATATGATTATTTGAGGTATAATGGCAAAGTAAAGGCATCTTTGCAAGCATTCTATAAACGTAAAGATAGAATGTGGTTTGAAAAAATGAGTAGACAGAAGACTGATGAAGAAATCGTCAGTTTTTTTGTTGCCAATTTTGTATTATGTAACGATCCAGAATCTTTATGGATCGGAGAAATAATTAATGAAGGAGAAAAAAGATTTTCTCTTTGGAAGAAAAGAACTCAATCTCTTTCTTATGTGTTTAAAGAAGAAATTGAGAAACTTTTTAGTGAAAATTCAATTGAAGACTTATTCACAATCAAAAATGGAAGTCATCCAAAAATATTAAAAGTATTTCTGCAAGGAAATATATCATTAGAAACTATGGTCATTCTTGATTCTATTTTTGGATATAGAAAAAACTTTGATAAAAAATTAGATGATCCTATTTGGAAATTTGTATCAATGAGAATTTTAAAGTATTCTCCATTTATACATATTGATATATTTAAGTTCAAAAAACTATTAAAGGAGGCAATATTGTGAGCTTCTTCGAATCAGAAGTTGTAAGAGCAGAAATGGCAGAAATTTCTGAACTTCAGGAAGAAATATATCACAATGTATATAAGTTCTTTATGATGAATAAAGAAGAAAAACTTCAACACGTTGATTTGCTACAAAAACTTCTTGAAAAACAACAAATTCTGTATACTAGAATGAGTTTATCGGATGACCCAGAAGCACAAGAGATGAAAGCAAAAGTTTTAGAATCTGCTGAAGCAATGGGAATTCCAAAAACTTCTGACATCAATATAATTTTTAGTAATATGTCAAGACTCATTGATACAATGAAAAAGGCTATTGACCAGGACTGAGGTCCGTGCTATCATAAGCAAGCGGCTAGGGAATCCGCACCAAAGCAAACCCCACAGGCCAAATACTAACAAATACGAGGTACAAAATGTCATTCGAAAGTCTTAAGAAGCAGTCCAAACTGGGTTCTCTCACCAACAAACTGGTGAAAGAAGTTGAAAAGATGAACAACGGTCCTAGCAGCGCAGATGACCGTTTTTGGAAACCTGAAATGGATAAGAGCGGTGTTGGTTCCGCAATTATTCGTTTCCTTCCTGCTCCAGAAGGTGAAGATCTTCCTTGGGCAAAAATCTTTTCTCATGGATTCCAAGGAAATGGTGGTTGGTATATCGAAAACTCTCTGACTACTCTTGGTCAGAAAGACCCTGTAACTGAGTATAATCGTACTCTTTGGAACAGTGGTAATGATAAGGATAAGGAGACTGTTCGTAAGCAGAAGCGTAAACTTTCTTATTACTCCAACATTTATGTTGTAAAGGATCCCGCAAATCCTCAGAACGAAGGTAAAGTCTTCCTCGTTAAGTATGGTAAGAAGATCTTTGATAAGATTATGAATGCTATGCAACCAGAGTTTGATGATGAAGATCCAATCAATCCTTTCGACTTCTGGTCTGGTGCAAACTTCCGCCTGAAGATTCGTAAGGTTGAAGGTTACTGGAACTATGATAAGTCCGAATTTGATCGTTCTAGTGCTCTGTTTGATGATGACGATGCTCTGGAGACAATCTGGAAAAAGCAGTATTCTCTTGCTGCCCTTGCTGCTCCCGATCAATTCAAGACCTATGAGGAACTTGAAAAGCGTCTGAATTACGTTCTTGGTATTGGAAAAGTTGCTCCAAAAGCATCTACTTATGAACAAGAAGATGCACTGGAATCTTATTCTCAACCCAAGAACCGTGAAGAAGATGTACTGAAAGAACTGGAAGACTCTTACAATAAGAGTAAGTCACTCACTCCAGAACTTCGTGAGGAAATCAACAGTCTTCCAAAGTCCTATCAGGATGATGAAGATGAAGATGATGCAATGAGTTACTTTAAAAAACTGGTTGACGATTGATTAATTATCATATAATCTGATATTATCAACTCTCTTAAGGGTAGGACTAATGTATTGGTCACTACCCTTTTTATATTTTAATTTAGATTCTACATCCTCTAAAATTAAAGGCAAATAATTATCTTTTAATAGAAAAATATTTCTTTTCTTATTTTCTATATTCTCTTCATATTCATAGTTTGTGATTCTTTGTTTAACATCTCTATTAAACAATAATTGCTTAGTATTTGAATCGTAATACTCAAGATAAAAGTTTTGATTTACTACTAATCCAGACTTTAAAATTATTTTTCCTGAAGAATCTTTAATCTCTTTTGTTTCGTAATGGTGAGTATTGTTAAGTGCTTGATAAGATCCATATTTTTCTAAAAGATATGAATCAAAAGATTCTTGAGTTAGAGGCCATTCATCGTAAAGATTTAAGATGTTATTCGACAGCATAACTACCCAATCTAATGTTTCATCATTATAAACTTTAAATGCCACATTATCAGGTCTTTCGTCCCCAACGATTATATACCTATTAAAGTATGAAAGATTTCCAAATATATCATCTCTTATTTTGCCTCTTTTAAAGAGGTTTTTTGTTTTAGAATATTCTGAGATTGTATTTTCATCTCTATTGATATATTCTAAATTTGGTATATTTCTAAAGTAAAGTCCCATTTTTTACCATCCGGTTCCTTTTAGACCTTCGTTGAGTTCATAATCATTTTCATAAATTGGATCAATTTCACCAAATGTCAAATTAATTTCATATTGGGTCATTGATCCATCTTGATAGGTCATATAATTACCATCTGGAGTATAATTTACGGCAATATCTCTTAAGGCAGCAACTTTAATTCTATTTAGATATGGATGATCTTCGGCAAGACTACCTTGACCAGTATAAACATAAGATATCTTAAATACATTTGGTGCTAATAAAAAGAGTTGAGCAGTTGAGAGTGCTGGTGCCATACTCTTTTTAAAGTATCTGATCATTTTTTTTATAACTATTGCTTCTCTTTGCTCTCTTGGAGTCAATTTGAAATTGAATGTAAAACTTCTCAACATGGGACCATTGAAAAGAAGTTCTAGATTGTTATTGATTGCTCCTCCAAGAGTTCTTGACAAAAGATTGTTTGACTTAACTGATTGCTGGACAAAATAATTTACTGCAAATTGTCTAAGTTCTGGACTTGCATTATCAAAAAGATCTTTTATTGTGTTGGCACCAGTTGCAACTCCACCATAAAATCCACCAAGTCCTGTTTTAGCTCCATCTATGGTTGAATATGCAGCACTTGCAAATGCTGCAGTGATTGGATTTAGTTCTCCACCACCCCAATCAACGGACATACCCTCAACAATTCCCGATTGAATTGGAAGATATATCGTTGCAAGTGGTTTTCCAGGATCTCTATATTCCATTCCAGGTAATGCTACAGATCCATTAGCAATTGTACTTTGATTTGTCAATCCAGATTTTTGATAATTTAAAATTTCAAATTTAATAAAATCTCCACCGTTTCCGTTTTTTCTATTTATTGGATAAATTAATTCTGAATCTGGATAATTATTTTTTCGACTTCCAATATTTGTATTTGTTGTTCCACTGCTGTTTGGATCACCATTTGACGGTGTTGCTGATGGACCATTCTGAGGATCAGAACTAGCACCTGGTTGAGGGTCTGTTTGAGCAACTGTTGGGGCAGTTTGCGTTGGTAATGCGTTTGTATTTGGATCCTTAACTCCAGGAACTGGATTTGCTTTAGTTGCTAAAAATGCTCTAGTGTTAAATGGTGAATTGGCATTTATAATCGCAGCTCTTTCATTGTTGAAAGTTTTAACACCATCGACATCAAATATATCTTGAACTTGTGCTTCTGTTAATTTTGTTCCGTTTAAATTGTTATATTTTTTTGTTAATAATGAAATATTGGTGACTGTCCAGTCATTATTTGCACCAACTTCTGCTAGTTTATCATCTCCAAAAATACCTCCATTCCCAAAAACTTCAGCTTGACCAGTGTCAGTATTTACTAAAATTTTCGTTGGTATTTTTTTCCAAGGCAGATCGTTGGTTATTTGAGCCATCAGATATTACTTATAGTATTATAAGTTCTTTATTTATATTTATAGGCCCAATTCATCTTCTGTTATGATTTTGAATTCTAACATACGATCTTTGCACCATTCTGTTGCTGCTTTCCACTTAGCAACATTTTTTTCATATGTTAGTGCTTCTGTAATAAAGGTTTTGTTTCTTTTTCTTGGAGTTTTAATCGGTCTTTTTGTTTGACTCTTTGGTTTAACTTCAATTACATATTTTTTTATTGCACCACTTCTTTCTTGTATCTTTACAAAGAAATCTGGAAAATATTTGTGAACTCTACCATCAACTGGAGAAACGTAAGGAATAAAAAATTCTTCACTTCCCCATTCTAAAATATTAACTTTCCTATCACAATATCTCATAAAACGAAGTTCCCAAGAACTTCTGTATACAATATTTCTTACATCACCTTTATATTTTTCCGGATTTTGTGGATGGAATTTGCCTTGGTGATATTTATCTCTCATTACCTTACTACATAATATATAAGTAAAAGTATTTATTTTAGTGCTATGGCGTCGAAACCGCTGCCCAAGATCGGTAGACACTACAAGGTGTCGGAAATTAAGCAAAAGTTATTGCACCCAGCACAAACTTCGGTATTTTCTGTCAATATTTTGACAAATTCCAATGTTAATAACTTTATTGGATTAGGTTCAAGGGATCGAGAGTCTATCAATCTGGCTTGTTGTGAAGCAAGTCTTCCTGGTTCTAGTTTAGCAACACACGAATCTAATAATGACTATCATGGAACAAGTGAAAAAATGGCATATCGTAGAATATACGATGATACACTTGATTTGACTTTTTATGTTGATTACAAATACAATACTCTTAAATATTTTTTAGCATGGATGAGCTTTATAGTTGGTGAAGGAAATTACTTTACTCAAAATGAATATATTGATCCAACAACTTTTTATAGAATGACTTATCCAAAGTCTTATAAAACACAGATTTCTGTCTTAAAATTTGAAAAAGATATTACAAGATCTTCACCAAAATATAGAATAGGTTACGATTTTATTGATGCATTTCCTATTAATATTGCATCAACACCAGTTTCATACGACCAAAGTGATTTACTAAAAGTGACTGTTTCCTTTAGTTATACTAGATATGTAATTGCAAGTGAATTTAGTCCTTATACAGCAACTGCAAGAACTGGTGCTGCACCTTCTACACAAGCTCCTTTACAAGCAGCTCAAAATACTGCTAACCTTTTCGGGGGTGGTCTTGATTTGGGTAATCAATTAGGTATTGAACCAATAAATGGATCAACTTATACTTTACCCGAAGGTCCAGGATATGCTGATGGTTTTAATCTAAATACATCACTTGTAGACATTCCAACACAAGATACACCTTTAGGACCACCAACAGCAATAGGATTAAACGATCAACAAACATTGAATGAATTATATCAGTTTGGACGTAATGGTGGAAGATCTGCTGCAGATTTTATAGGACCATTTCCATCATAACCACAATAAATAAAACACCTGAAACATTTATAGGACATTATGCCTTTACCAAAGATTTCTACACC